ACTCAAAGAGGAGCGCCTCCTCTCCGCGCCTATTCCGTGTACCAATATAGAGCCTATTATTAGACCACGCCATTGAAATAACTTTATAGTCTGAAGGAATTACAAGGGTTTCTTGGAGTACGTGTGAGGTGTTGAGCAAAATGACGCTACTACCTTGTCCAATTGCTAACTCTACTTTGTTTTTGAAAACCTCCATTGGGCCTGCGTCTGTCAGACTGTAGGGTGTAGTCCAGGCGGAACCATTCCACCGTTTGAGGTCGTCTGTAACACCACAGGAAATATAGAGGTCGCCGTTGAAGTTGCACATATCAGCGTCAGAATCAATCGAGGTTGGTGCTCCCGCCTCCTCATTTTGAGTCATTGTGGTAAAGAGGTAGTTAAAGTAAAAGACGCCGCTTGTTGTGAGTACATACCATGCGTTTGAGCTGTCTTCTAGGACAAAAGCCCTAACTGCTGTAAATTGGGCATCGTTGCTGGTGTCATAGAGTGTTCGGAGTCTTTTTGAGAGTTGTAGGTAGCCTGAAGAATCAAAGTTTATATTCTTAGTCATCTCAAGGGTACCAAACCTATCTGATTCGTTAGTCTGAATCCACCTTTTATTACCTCCAGGAAGTACGTATGTCATGTTGTTATGTTATTAGCGGACACTGTGTTGGCGCCAACCACGTTAATCTGACCTGTGGTAGCACCCCGTGCAATATTAGAAGTGATGATGTTATAGTCGCAAAGCGTTGTTTCTTCAATACAGTACTTAAGCGTATTTGCCGCGTCATCTCCAATAATTATATTCCCATCTAATACACAGTGGTCGGCACTGGTACCAAGCTGAATCCCAGAATAGGTATCATCTGTCCCTGGCGAAGAATCTGCAACTGCGTTTCCGTTAAAAATTATATATTCCCCACTTATCTTGTAGTTGTGCCCAGTACAGCCAATTGCTGTGTTTCCAATTGCATGGCACCCCTTTGAGCCTATTGAAATGGCTATGCCACTATCCACAATACTGTTGCCTATTATTTTAATACCCGTCCCAGCGCCTTGAATGGCTATTGTTGTTACCACTCCTGTGCTCATATCAATAAAATTATCAGCAATCATAACCTTGTCTGCCGATGCGTCTATGGCAATTGCGTTTGTAGAGGAACCAGAAATAGAAATGTAGTTTCCGATGACATGACCTCCTGTATTCGGGAGAATGACTGTTCCCGTGAAACTTGTGCCAATGGTAAATTTGCAATTTGCCACTATCTGCGAGTACTGAATTAAGTCTTGGGCAACACTGTTTGGTACCACGAAAGTGCAGTTATATATTCTAGTGTTGGTTCCTGTAATGTATGCGGCGGTTGCTCCTGTGCTAGAACCATCAAAAAAGCAGTTTACAAAGACAGCGTTATTAGTTGCCACAACAGCACTGGTGTCGGAAGCTTTTTGTCCCCAGGCGGAGAAGTAGCAGTTGTCCCAAAACTCCCCAGACATGGAAAACTCATAGATGTCCGTAAATCGTAGGCTGCGGGCCACCGAGTTTGTGCTAAGAAAGAGCAAAACCCCGTTAAAGGAAATGTTCTCCACAAGGCAATTGCTTCCATTGAGACTAATTGAGTTGTCTACGGTCTCTGACGAGCAGTTCAGAAGTACGCCGCCCCCCTGTCCTTCTAGTGTGACGTTGCTTGTCGCAAGAGTAATGTCGCCCGCAAAGTTGTATGTCCCTTCACGAAGAATAACCTTGCCTCCACCTGCAGGTAGCGCGGAAAGTGCTGACTGGATTTCAGTGTTGTCTGCTGTACCATCGGTCACGTAGTCATAGCTTGCGCTGTCTGAGTTTGCTGAGGGGCCAACAACCAATGTGGCAGTTTTTGCTCCTCCTCCACTGCTTGCGCTTTGTCCTCCCCTTGAAATTTCATGCCACACCTGGTCGGTAAACATGCCGAGTACCAATGTGTCCCCCGCAACCATAGCGTAATTTGCATCTCCGTTTAGCTGGATTGGGGTTCCATGAGTGATGGTAATGGTTGAATTTGCTTCTATATACAAAATGTCACCTATCACCCCGTCATCGAAGTCTGTAATTGCGGTGGTGCCAGCAGTTTGGAACATGCCCCCTCCTAGTACTGAGGGCGTTGCGTCCCCGCTTGTGAAAACATGAATGGTGCCATCAAGTTGTGTGAGGTTTCGCCACCTTTCTTGTCTGTCGTTTATCTCTACAACCTTTGTTGCGCCTTGATACCGAATTACGACAGGGACGTTTCGGGTGTATTTTCGCCTTTCTGCGGTCTCAAGAAGTGGATTGAAGGCATCTAAAGCCCGCCCCAAGTAATCTCGTCTACCAAAGCTACCCATCCCCATATTATCTGAAACTTATGCGCTCGGCGCTGATAACGTGCGACTCGTCTCTCGCCCTCCGTGAGAAAAATTCTTCTATGTCCCTCTCCATCTCAAAGACGGCAAGTTGGAGGCTCTGAAAGTTTGCCAACCCGTCCCTCCGTGCCTTAATCATCGCTGGATATAAGAAGAAATAGTCGTGGTGTATGCCAGGACATCCTGGTTTCTTGGTTGTGTCTGTGCTCACAAAGTAGGCTGGCTCTCGGTCTACGTATACTTTGAGCCCGTTCGTGGCATTGTAGTTTGGAATCGGGTCAAGAGAAAGTTCGTTTTTTGTCTTGTTATACCAAAGAGGTACACCTCCTGTTGTAACGCCCATTGAGAGTCCCGATGGGTCATCTCCCTCCTCATTTATAGGAAAAATCTCAGTGTATTCTGTGTCGGAGGCTCCTGGGAGTATCATTACTTTCTTTACCGTAAGAATGAGCGCGGAGTCAGCATCGGAGGTAAGTGCATATTGTCTTGTGCCACTCACAAGGTTTGCCTTGTACACTGGGTCTCCTGAGTGGTTTGAGTCATCAAAATCCCAAGTCCCCGAAGACATGATTGCTCGGTGTATGTATCTATCCCACGCACTTCGGGTTAGGGAGGCAAACTCCTTTAACCGATTGGTGTTTCCTGACACATAACCCAAGTCCTTGCCTGTTTCTCTCTCAAACTCTTGGACAAGTCCTGAGTTAGTGCTGGTGTCGCTAAATGCTCTACTCATATTATTCTAAAATTATGTCTCCTAAGTGTCCTACTTTAATGGTTGGGTCTGTATAAATCTTGTACCCCGCCTCTTTTGCCTTGAAACAAAAGTTCCAGTCCTCTCCCTCCTTACATTTCCCATTCTCGTGATAGGTAAATTCAAACCAGGGACGCTTGGTATGTAAGAAGACATCACACTTGATGAGGATGATTCCCGTCCCCGTTGCATAGCACTCAAAGGTTTTTTGGTACTTGGGGTCTGTTTCCTCAGCTAAGTTGATGTATTTTCCCTTATCTACCTCAGCAATTGCCATGATGTCGGGCACGAGCTTGATTTTTGCATCGGAACCTCTTGAATGGTATGCAACGCCCACAATGTCCTTATCGTTCGCAAGCAACTTGTCGAGTGTTTCTGGTTCAAAGGTCATGTCGTCATCTACCATAAGGAGATGCGTTGACCCTGCGTTACATGCCTGCACCGCAATATAATTTCTGTTTTCGGCTACGGTGTAACCCTCCTGGGCAACAATGATGTGAAACTCATGTCCTCCTCTCGCTACAAGTTTCATCAGGCATTCTGCTGTCTGGTGCTGGATTCTTCTGTTTGTTGGAATGGCTATTGTAATCATTAGAACTCTTTTTTACCTATATGACCTGGCTTCAGTGTCGTGTCGCACCACACCTCATAGCCATGCTCCCTTGCTCGCTCAGAAAACCACCAGTCATGTGACATGGTGACAGCTCCGTGTTCGTTTATCTTATACCAGAACCACGGCTGGGGTATTTTGTAAAAGACCTCTGCTTTAGTAAGTACACATCCACCACCGAGTGCCTTTACTCTTATCAGGTCGCCTGTTTCATCCCCATATTCGACTACTTCTCCGTCTCCCCTACGGTTTGGGTACTTAGCTCCTACTATGTCTTTGTCGTGTGCCCGCAACCGCTCAATGGTATCTGGTTCGTAAATCATGTCATCATCAGCCCAGAAGATGTATTTCGCGCCTTTTTTTATAGCCTGCGCCGCAAGCCATGTTCGGTTCTCAGCAGTATTGAACCCCTCGCTGGACACGAGAACATCTTGATACCCACGAAGCCCCAAAAGCGATTGCAGCGTTTGAGGCTTGATTCCACGATTAGTTGGTATTGCGATGATAGTGTCCATGTGTTTGCTCTCCACCAAAGAGCAAACCATAGAAACTATGCTACGTTTACGTCCATGAAGAACTCTGCGAGTTGTGCAGGCCAGTTGAGGCCATAGTCCAATCGAGAAACAATACCTACTCCTGAGAATAGGGCTGGGTCTTCGATGAACTTCGCTTTTCCGTAGGTTCCACTGAGAATACCAACTTCTCCCTGCCTCTTTACGCCAGCGAATACGTGATTTGCTGCGTGTGAGTTTGAGAGATAGTGGGTGACACCTCCGTAATAGAATCCCTTTTGTACTGGGATGCCATTCTTGAGGGCGATGTCTGCCTCCTGGAAACCATTTGCCTGTACGAATCCTTCGAGAAGTTCGAAGTCTGCCGCTCGCCACACAATAAAGACTCCGTTCTCTACTGCCTTATCGACTCCATTGTTCGCGTTAATCTTTCGCTTAACTGCGCGCATAATGTCGTCAATGTTGGTTGCAGAAACGGTAATCTGTGTGGTGTCATCGGTTGATGTACCAGCAAGGTCGCCAGCACCAAAGTCAGTCCAGCTTGCGTGAGCTGCAAGAATAAGAGACTCAAGTTTTTCATTGACTTTCTTACCTTGTAAGTCTGCAAGAGACATTAAATCTACGTATGACTGTTGGTATCGGTCTGCTTCGTCAATTCGTAGTGGAATGTTATAGAACTGATTGATGGTGAGCGTATCTGCCGTCAAGGTGAATGTGTCGTATGCGTATGCTGTACCGCGAGTACCTGCAACTACTGCACCCTCATCTGAAAGATAAGAGTTGACAATGGTTCGGTTGTTCGAGTATTTGACGTTTAGCACATCCTTCCATGTGGTTGGAGTTGCTAGGCGCTGTCGCATTCGCATCACATAATCATGTTTGTTATATGTGACTGTGTTCATTTTGAATACGCTTATCTGAACCTAGTGGCTGACTATTCGACTATCCGTTATATAGTTCTTTTGCAAACATATTCTCGCCTGTTTCTTTCTTGATTTTTGCGTCAATAACCTTATTTGCTAGTTCTAGGTCTTCTGGGTGCTCATCAGGGTGGGTGATGTAGTAATCTACGTCTCCTT